GGGGCCGCGGCGCTTGAACACCTGTCGGTTGTTGGCGCCGTTGGCGCGGCCGATGAACGCATCGCTGAACTGGTGCTTGCCGGCGGTCACGCCGCGGCGCGTCTGGCGCGCTCTTCCCAGCGTGATCGCAGGGATGAAGTGCCGGCGGCCGAACCAGATCGAGACCTCGGGCACGCGGTCGGTGCGGCGCGCCTTGAGCAGCGACAGGCGGCGCTTGCCGGTCTTGCGGCCCTCGGCATCGTAGCGCCAGCGCACCCGCGAAGCGGTCACCCGCGCGGCCTGTGCGATCTCGCGCACCGCCGGCCCCTCGACCTTGCGCACCGCGGTGGTGTTGAGCGCACTGACCGTGGCGGCACGCTGGATGGCGTGCACGCGCTTCAGATCGCGCATGATGGCGCCGGTGCTGCCGCGCACGCTGAAGCGGATCGCGGCCATCAGGCGTCGCCCTCCTTCAGCACCAGCTTGACCGCCCCGTGACCGTCCGGCACCACGCCGCGCACGGTGTAGCGGATCGGCGTCTCGCCCGGCGGGTAGATGACCAGCACGGCGCCGTGGCTGACGTGACGCGCCGCGCCGCCCGGTAGTTGCGCGGCGCTGGTGGTAAACACCGGATTGCGGCCCTCGATGCCGGCGACCTCCACGTACTCTCGATCATGCAAGCCGCGCAGATCGTGCTGGCCGTTCAGCCGGGCCGGCACGGCACCGTCGCGCACGCTGCCGGTGATGTGCTCGAGGTCGCGCGCCTGCAGGGCGTGAAAGCTCATCGGTCGGCGACCAGGATGGTGGCGGTGCGCGGGTGCTGGGTGCCGTCGCTGTCGACCGCCACCACGGTGGCCGCGTAGCGGGTGCCGGTGCGCGCGGTGCCGGACGCCGCGACCTTGACCTGCACCACCTTGGCCGCGCTGCCGGTCTCGGTGAAGACGCCCGTATCCGGCCAGCTGGTGGACTCGGCATAGGTGCCGATGGCGACGTTGCCGACCTGGGTCAATCCGGCCTCGAGGGTGACGGTGGCGCTGGCCAGGTTGCCGGCGCCGAGCGCTGGCTCGAAATCCCACAGGTACGGGTCGCCGGCGGTGTTGTCCGGGTCGAGCGGCGCCGGGAATTCCACCGAGCCGCTGCCGTTGGCGGGGTAATCGGCCATCAGTGCACCGTGACCTTGCGCCCGTCGGCGCGGATGGCGAGCGAGCGCTCGTCGGGGTGTATGGACAGCCGCCGATCATCGCCGCGGATGGTCAGTGTGTGGCCTGCGGGTAGGCTGTACTGGTTGCTCGCGGTGGCCTTGCCCGCAAAGCTCCCGTACAGCGCGCGCGGGATGGCGGCGAGGCCGAGGCGGGTGATCTGCGCGCCCGAGTAGCTCATACGATGACGAACGCCGAGCCGTTGGCGGGCGCCTCCGTGAGCGCGGTGACGGTGACCGTCTTGGTGGCGCCGGTGTAGTCGGTGATGTCGGTCGCCTGGCCGGCCAGCGCGCCGTCGAGGAACACGATCACGCGGCCGTTGTAGTGGTCGTCAGTCGCCTCGGTGAGCGCCGTGACAAAGCTGGTGGTGCTGGCGCTGGCATCGTCGACCGTGGTCGAGACCACGCCGCGCGCGCTGGCGGCAAGGTTGGTGGCGGCGGTGGTGTTGCCGCCGATCTTGGTCGCGTCCGCGGTCATCGCGGTGACGTTGCCGGCCTCGGCGGTCAGCGTGCCGAGGGCCGTGGTGCCACTCACGGTGACGTTGCCGGCGGTGAAGTTGCCCGAGACCGCCGCGCTGCTGGCGGTCACGGCGCCGAGGGCCGTGGTGCCGCTGACCGTCGCGTTGCCGGCGGTGACCTCGCCGAGCGCGGTCGTGCCGCTGACGGTGGCGTTGCCAGCCGTCAGGTTGCCAGAGATCGCCAAGCTGGTGCCCTGGTGCGCGTTGTTGCCGAGCGTCGCGTTGCCGCTGTTGGTGACGTTGGTCACGTTGCCAATCGTCGGGATCTGCGTCAGTCCCGCGCCCGCCGCACCGATCTGCGTCGTGATGTTCGCCAGCTCCGTGCTGTTGGCGTCGATCTCGGTGCGGATGGCGACCGCCGTCGGCCCGCTGCCGAGCGCAGCCATGATCTCGATGGTGTCGCCCGTAGCCATCGTGAAGACGGCCGGATCAGCGGCGAGCGTCACGGTCTTGGTGCTGCCCGTGTAGTCGGATACGGTCGCGACCGCCTTCTGTGTGCTGGTGGCCGAATCCGTGACCACCACCACCGCGCCGTTGTAGGCGTCATCGTCAGCCGAGCCCGCCGTCAGCGTAAAGCTGACCTGTGTGGCGAGCGTGGCGATCGTGGTCGACTGCAACAACTGCGGCGGCGTGCCGCCGGCGCCCGTGGTCCATGCCGCGTCGCCGCGATCTCGAATCGCTTGCGCGCTGTCGGTCGTGGTAACCACCCCGCCCGCGCCGCTGCCAAGATTAGCGTTGATCTCGGTCAATTCAGCCGCGGCATCGGTCGCGATGGCAGCATCGGAGCGGTACAACAACCGGAAATAATTGAGAACCTTCGCGGCGGTCGCCACCGCGCCCGCGCTGAGGTTGTCCAGGTATCCGGCGCGCGCCGCGCTCAGTCTCGACAGCAGCGTGGTAGTGCCGCTCGTGTCGCCGCCTGCGTAGGTACTGACCACCACGCCGCCGGTCGTGATGTTGCCGGCGGTCAAATTGCCGCCTATCGACACCGACGGCACACTCACATCGCCGATATCCACAGAAAAAGCAAACCCGCTGCCGCCATTGACGATCTCGACTGCCGGAGAGGCGGTATTCCCGACCTGCATATTCAGCGCCGAACCCGCCCCGCTCGTTCCCGCCGCGAGGAATCGCACGCCGTCGCCAGTCTCGGACGCCGCATAGATGGCCGGCGCGCTCGACAGCGATTGCAGCATGAGCGGCGCATTATTTCCGGTCGTGTTGGCACTGAGGATCAGCCGGGTATCGTTGCCGCCGTGATTGACCCCATCTGCCAGCCGAGCCTCGACGACACCGCTAGTGATCGTCACGTTGCCGGGGATCCGAGTCGGCAGCACGCCGAGGTCCGCCGCCGTCTGCGTGGTGTTGCCGACCTTCGTCGTGTTGACATCCTGCGTGCCGGCGACAGTTTCAGCGGCCACCGCGCGGAACGACAACGCGACCGCCTTCGCCGCAACGCTCGATACAGTGGCGGACACGATCACCGAGTAGAATTTGCCCGCCGTCACGTTGCCAGAGTCGGCCGTGAACGTGCCCCGATAGTCGCCGGTCAACGCCGTGCGCTTCGTCATGTTGCCGCTAAAAACTGCCGTGTCTGAATCTTCCTCGTAAACGGCATATGTCGGCGTCGAGTCGGCGTCACTGACCGCGCCCGTGCTCGCAACGTGCGTACAGGCGTCGAAATGCACTGCCTCTCCGATGGGAATTTCCAACGCACTCACGCCGCGATGCTCCTACCCGGCCGGAAGATCGATGACCACAGCACGCCGCCGACCGCCGACCCTCCAGGCGTCACGCTCGGCGTGAATGCGCGCGTCCGATCTGCGCCGAAGACCGCGCCCCACGGATCAGCATACAAGTGCCTTGCCTCCGCCGCCGTCAGTGCGCGCCGCCACGCGCCGAACCACGTCATAGCCCCCGCGAAGTACGCCGTCGACCCGTTGCTCCCGACATCCAGATCAGCGGTGCCGCCGGTCGACCCGCTCATCGCCGCCGTGCCATCCGCCCGCCCGTTGAGGTAGTACCGCGCCGTGTCCACATCTCGCACCGCAACGAGCGTATACCACGTCGATGTCGCCAGCGTGGTCAATGCCGGCTTGTTCGCAGCAAAATAGAATCCCCACTGCGGCGCGGCGCTCAGTATCTGATAGAGCCCCGGCGTAAACGTCCCCAGCCCTGCGATGGGCATGTAGCCAGCCAGCGATGAAGCCGTGCGAATGTGGCACGCCCAGGTGAACGACTCCCCGGTGCCATACGCCAAACTGGGCAGCGTCAATATCGAATTCGTGCCGGCAAATACCGCCGCCGGACCCCTCGGGCCACCAATGCGCGGTGTCGACACCGTGCCCTGCGCCGACAAGCGCTTGCCGCCCGCGATCAGATTGCGGTGCTCATACCCCACCGCGCTGCCGACACCTGGATCGGCGACGAACAGATCCATGTCGAGAGTGATCGCATTGCGCGCACAGCGACGGAACGAGCGGCGACGAAAAACCTCTTTCACGCGTGCGGCCCCACGGTGACCGGGCGGACCTTGATCGTCCATCCGGCGTCAATGCTGACGCCCGTGTTGTTGCGGATGTAAAACTGGTATATGGCCGATGTTTCCGCGTTCGGCAGCGCGGCGAATCCGCCGATTAATGGCACCGTATGCGCGGCAGCATCCGCATCGACGAGCCACGCCCCGATCAGATCCCCGAGGTAGCTCGCATCGGTCTGCGGCGCATCGTCCCCCGCGTCCGTGATGTCTAGTTGCCTCGCGTACAGGTCTACCGTCGTGCCCGCGCTCGGAGCAGACGCAGGATCGAGCGTCAGTGCCGCGACGATATACGGCGCGTCATCGCTATTCGTCCAGTTTCCCGCATCGGATGATGCGCTTACGTTTCCGTTGCCGACCGCCGCAGTACCGCCGCCAGCGGTGACGGTGGTTTCCGTGCCCCAGAACTGGATAGTGGCGTCAGCCCCGATTGCCATTAGCTGGCCCGGATCGCGTTCAAATCAGCCTGCGAGAAATCCGGCGCGTCTGTCGCGTCGCTCGCGTCCTGCCACGGACTCGCGTCAGCCGTCAGCAGCGCAATCACCGCCGCCTTTGCCGCCGGATACGTGCTGCCCATGATTTGGTTCCCCGCCTGAACGAGCAGCTTGCGCGGGATCGGGCTCTCGCTGATCGCCCACTGGAGCGCGGACAGAACACCGGGCGCCGCCTGCATCGCGGCGAAGTCCGTGCTGCCCATGATCGCGTCCTTGATGTCCACATAGTTGAAGGACTGCACCTTGGCCGTGAGGCCGAGACTCACGCCGAACGCAAGATCGTTCATCAGCTCGAGCACCACATTATCCGCGCCAAGCGTGTACCAGCCGGACACGGTGTTGACCGATTGATCGATGGGCGATGTGTAGTTCGCGGTCGATGTGGTCAGGAAGGCTTTTGCGGCGGTCTGTGCGGCAGTGAGTGCCATTGTCAGGCTCCTAGAAGCGTTTTGAGGTTGTCGCGCGTCGCGGGCATGTCGCGGAACATCACGTCGATCTGTGCGCGCAGCGGATCGGTCAAGCTGATCACGTCGTTCTGCGAAATCGCGAGAAAGAGCCATGCGAACGTGCGCTGGAATTCCTCGCTCTTGCTGCCGTGGAACAGGTCCACCGGGTCAATCGCATCGGTCAGCGCCTGCCGCGTGATCGTCGCCATCAATCCTGCCCTCTAGTCGTCCCGGTCAATCGGCGCGGATGGTGCCAGCGGCCCGGCGGTGGGTTGCTGCTCTGCCGCCCTGCTGCGCCTCGAGCGGCGTGGCATGGCGGGTGGCGAGTCCTCGATTGTCACCTCGCGGGCATGGCCGGTGCCGATGATCTGGCGCGCGTCGCGCTCCGGCAGATCCAGCCGCTGGCCCGGCGCGCGGGGTGCCCCGTCGGCGATGCACCCGCGCACGATCTCGACTTGCATGTGCTGCTCCTCTGCTGCACGCCGGCGCGCTGGCCGTTACCGCGTCATTCGCTGCTCGAGCAGGTCCGGCTCGGCGGTTTCAGGCTTGGCAGCGCTGCCTCGTTTGCGCGGTGGCCTGAACGGCTCGCTGACCAGCTCGACGAAACCACCGGCCAGCAACTGCCGGCGGCGAGGTTCTGGTGGTGTGATGACTGCGCCGCGCGGCGGGCCGCTCGGCCAGGCACGCACCACCCGCACCTCCACCGCCGGCGATGCCATCAGAGCCGGATCGTCTGATCGTGGCCGCGGCTGCTGCTGTCCTGCTTCTGCTCACCGCCGGCGGTCAGCAGGCACAGCGCGGTCAAGTAGGTGCCCGTGCTGCCGTTGCCGGCGGTGGCGGTCACGTCGATAAACCGCTTGCGCGAGCGCAGGTCCATCTCGACCACGTGCGTGGTGTTGCCGGCCGTGTTGCCCGGGATCGCGGACGTGCTGCCGTCGATCAGGGTGGTGGTCCCGAACACCGCGATGTTGCCGTGGCCGGATCCGGTGGTGTCGCTCTCGGTGACGGCAAGCGCCGCCATCGCCACATCCGTGGCGCCGAGGCGCAGGATCAGGGTGGCGTGGTTGTAGCCCTTGGTGTCGACCTCGGCGGTGGTGAAGGCGGCATCATCGACGATCGCGGCGGGGTTGGTGACCCACACCACCTTGCTGTCCTGTAGTCCCGTGTTGGCCATGCTCGTTGTCTCCTGTTGCTGCTGCGCGGCGGCCGGTTGGTGGCCGCCGCGCGGGTAGCGCCGTATGATGGCGCGCCGTTGGCTGCTCTATGCCGCCAATCAGGTGGCGCCGATCAGGCCGACGATCGGCCCGGCGACACTGGTGTTGCCGAGGTCGTGCGCGACGATGTCGAAACGCTCCCAACCGATGACGCCGAGCTGGCGATACTCGGCATAGCGCTCCCGCAGCACCTGGACGACGAAGCCGCGGCGGTCACCGAGCGTGACGCCCTTCTCGAAGTCGCCGTAAAGAGCCATGCACAGGTTGTTGTAGTTGGTGGCGAGCGCGCCGGGCATCTTCTGGCTGACCACGATCTCGTCGCCGAGGTACGCGGGTCGCGGTTTGCCGGCGAGCGTTTCCATGGTGTTGCCGCCGGCGGCGCGGGTGATGGCGTCGTGCACGCGGTTTTTGAATGCCTTGTGCACCAGCCACTTGGCATTCGCGTCGGCGTAGGCCGGCAGCACGGCGCGCACCGCGTCGAGGTCGTCGCCGTCCACTTCCGGGATCGTGTCGGTTCCACTGGTAGCATCGATCGCGCCGACCGTGTGCGTGCCGTCGACCAGCTTGGGGCGCAGGCCGACGATGCCGCCATAGGTGCTGGTGCCGTCGCCGTTGACCAGGCAGTCGTCCTCTTTCTCGACGAACGCGTAGGCCATCTCGCGGGCCAGGTCCTCGGCCACGTCGATGGCCGCGTCCTCGACATAGCTCATCGGGATGCGCGACAGCGCAGACAGCTCGCGCGCCACCAGCTCGACCTGGTCCCAGCTCTTGTCACTCTCGGTGGTGGCGGTGTTGTCGCCGACGAAATAGGCCGTGACACCGCCGGTGCGGCGCGGGATCTTCTGTGTGTCGCTCGCCATCGTGACCACGTCGCAGATCCGGCGCGCGACGCCGTACTCCTCGCGCAGGTCGATGATGGCCATGCTCATCTCGTCCGGCACGACCGCGCCACCGGTGCCGATCGCGGCGCTGGATGCGACGCGCATCTGCACATCGTGATCGCGGCACCAGCGCCGCGCCCGCGGGTTGTCGTGAATTACCGCCATCGCCCACATGCCCGCGCGGTAGGCAGCCTCCTCGCCCTGGCCGGCGAACGCACGCAGCGCTTTGGCGCGGTAGCGCGGCGTCTCGATACGCACATCACGCGCGGCGGGCACGGCGCGCACGTGCTGACTGGCGGCACGGCGGCGAAGCGCCGAGCGCAGCTCTTCGACAGATCCCTCGAGGGCGATCATCTCATCGGCCAACGCGGTGGCGCGAAAGCGGCGCCCCAGTGCCCGCAGCTCGGCGTCGACCGCCTGCCGCTCCGGGCTGCGCTGCTCGGCGCGGGTCTCGGTGATCTCCTCGCCGTGGTCGGCGTCCAGGTCCGCTGCATCCAGGGTGTCGTCCCCGGCGTCGCGCGCCTGCGTGTCGAGCTCGTCTTCGCGCTCGTCGTCCCGGATGATGTCGGGCATGGTTGTTGCCTCCTGTTGCGGTTGCCGCACTTGCGGCGGTTGGTGTGCGGCCCGGCCGACGCCGACAGTGGCATCAGCCGGCACCGACACGATCGAAATCTCCAGCGGTTCCCAGTCCGTGACGCGGTAGGTTTCGTCCTCACCGCTGCGCGCCTCGAGCACCATGTCGTGCACGATGTAGCCCACCGAGACATGCCGGCGGATACCGTCCACCACGTCACGGAACACCTCCTCAGCCAGCGCGCCGCGGCCGAAGCGCACGGTTGCGCGGCCGCGGCCGGCGCTGGCGTCGATGCGCGCCGCCTCGACGACGCCGATGTGCTGATCGGTGTCGTGCTGCAGCAACAACGCAGCGCCGTCCTTGAGTCGGGCCATGCGCACGCTCGCCGTCTGGTGGTCGAGCACCTCCATGCCAAACCAGCGCTCGTAGGGCGCCTCGCTGCTGAACGCCAGGCGCACCGTGCGCGCCTCCTCGTCCACCGCGTCGTCGGCGCGCTCGAGCGTCATGCTGCGGTAGACACGAGTCCCCGCCAGCGGCGTCCCGTCGGTGTTGAGGTACAGATCCGGGTGCTCGGTGAGTGCGGCGGCGTTGGCCTCGTCCAGCCGCAGCGCGGCGGCAGCCTGCGTCAGGGCACGGGCGTTGAATTCAGGCATCGGGGTCTCCTGCGGGCGGCGGATCGGCGTCGGCGGCCGGCGCCGCTGGCACGGCGCCCATCAACGACAGCGCTTGCTCGGGCGTGATGCCCAGCTCATCGAGGCGCGCCAGATCCTCGCCGAGCTCCTGCCAAACCTCGTCGGGGTCGTCGCCGCGCTCGCGGATGATCGAGCTGATCGATCGGGTGCGCAGCGCGACCGCCTGCTGCGCGGCCTGCAGATCCTTCAGCGGATCCACCCAGTCCCATCGCCGCGGCTGCCAGCGCACCTCGGCGAGCTGATCGATGCGCTGCTCCTCGGGCATTGGCCGCAGGCCGGGGATCGCGCCGACAAGCACCGCCTGCTCGAGCCAGCGGTCAAACACGCGCTGCTTGACATGCTGGATAAACACCCGCTGCAGACGCTTGTAGGCGTCGCGGTCGCTCAGCGCGGCGGCGCGCAGCGACGTGTAGTTGACGCCCTCGTAGTCGTTCGCCAGCGAGTTGTAGCCGACGCCGGTACCGCTGGCGAACCAGCGCAGCATGGCCTTGATGAATGGTCCGTGATCGGTGTTCGGGAACGTGGGGTCGACCACGTGCGGCGTCATGCCCGGCGGCAACAGGTGCGCGGATCCGGGCTCGAACTCCTGCACCAGGTTGCCGGCAGCGTCAGTGCTATCGGCAAGCGTACCGGCGCGCGGTTTGCCGGTATCCGGGTCGGTCAGCGGCTCCGCGTCCAGGCTTTGCTCGTAGAACATCATGGCCGCGGCGCCCTTCCGCGCTGCCACCACCGCCGCCTCGACGTAGCCGGCCGTGTGGTGCAGCGTCGCCAGTGCGGTGTGCATCCACGGCACGCCTCGCGTCTGGTAGACCCACTCCGGCAGGTAGGCGTGAATGATCTCTGTGGCGGGCACGCGCACCCGCTCGCCGCGCACGTAGTCGCCCGTGTGCGATACAAGGCGCGATTTCTTGAAGTAGTAGGCGTGGGCGCGGCGCCATTCGTCGATTTCGACGCCCATCACCACCGCGCGGTTGGCACCCAGCGCCTCGTTGTAGTTGACGTCGAGTTGCTCGGGGTCCATGACCTGCAGTGCAAAGGCGTGCTCGTTGTCCCAGCCGGGCACCATGCGCAGCAGCGCCTCGCCGTCGCGCGCCATGCTCTCCAGCGACAGCTCGTCGACGTCCTGCCCGGAGAGCTGGCCGGTTACGTCACAGTGTCCAAGCCGGTTCCAGCGCTTCCATGAGCGCTCCAGCGCCTCGCGCTCACGGCGCGCCGGCCGGCCGCTGCGCGTCGTCGCCAGGCTCTGCAGGCCGATGCCGTTGTCGCCCAGCACGTTCACCTTGAGCAGTCGCAGCCACGCCTTGGCGATATCGTTGTTTTGCGCTTCGTGGCGCGAGCGGTGCACCAGCGCGCCGAGCCCGTAGCGCAGCTCGACGTCGATCGGGCGCGTGCAGATCGGCCAGTCGCTGTTCAGCAGGTTCTGGCTCGCCGCGGCGAACGCCCTGCGCGGCGGGCGCGGGAATGGCAGCACGGCCACCATCAGCCGACAAACCTCGCGCGGATCAGGCCGCCGCCGGCCAGCCCCCGCGCGGCGCGCGCTGCGGCGATCTCGCTCGCGACCTCGCGGCGATACCGATCGCGGAACTGCAACAGCTCGCTGATCGTGTAGTGGCCGATCGAGCGCCCCTCGAGCGTGTAGCTCTGCACGCTCGAATCGGCGCGCCCCTCGAGCATGGCCTCGATGGCCTCCAGGGTGCGCCGCGCGTGGCTGCGCAGATCGCCGCTCTGCGTGTCGCGGTTCGGTGTAATGGTGACGATGCCGCTGCCGACCGGCACCGTTTCCGAGTCGCTGGTGCGGGTGACGATCAGCTGCCAGGCATGGCGCCCGGTGGCATAGCCGTCGGTGGTGGTGCCGGCGGCCTCGAACAGGTAGTCGCTGCCCGATGCGCTGCCGGTGATGCTGATCTCGCTGGCGTTGGCCGCGCCGGCCTCGGCGCGCGCCACCCACTTGACCGAGTAGCTGGCCGAGGGGTAGGCGCTCGACAGCGTGCCGAGCTTCCACGCCCAGCGGGTGCCGGCCACCAGCGTGGTCGGCACCTCGGTCGGGTAGTTCGCGGAGTCGAAGGCATTCAGCAGGGACACGGGCCGCACCTGTCACCAGATGGGGCCGGGTTATCTGCGCGGGCGGGTCCTGTCTAGGGGTCAAACGACGACGCGGCGCTCGGCCTGCGGGTCTATAGCCGGCGGATCACCGCGTAGGTGGTGCCGAACTTCTCGGCCAGCGCGGTGTCGGTCAGCTCGGCGAGCTCGCCCTTCAGCCGTTCGCGCTCGACCTTGCAGTCCCTGATCAGCCGCTGGTCATCGCGCGACAGCTTGCCGACCGGGCTGCCGCTGCGCTCGGTGCCCGGCGGCGTGGTCAGTGCGCGGCTGATCGGCCAGCCACGGCGCAGACGCAGCCGGATGGTGGCCTCGGCGATGCCGGTGAGGCGCGCCCATCCGGCGACGCTCGCCGTGCGGCCGGCGTGGCGCAGTAGGCGCGCTCGACTCACCGCGGCACCTGCAGCTCTCGCACCGTCCAGCCACGCCGGCGGGCCAGGCGGTCCACCTGTGCGCGGCTGACGCGCACCGAGCCGCCGCGCGCCGGCAGCGCGAACCCGGCGCTGCCTTCGCCCTCCCACCGCACCAGCGTCACCAGCGGCCGAGTGCCGATCAGCTGCAGGCGCGGCTCGAACGACGGCGTGAGGCTGTAGGCACGCCACGGCCGGCCAGGCGTGGCGCTCATCGCGCGGCACCCCGGTGCCGGTGCGTGTAGCCGTGCCGCCACGGCGAGACCGCCGCGCCGCGCCGGCCGGCCTGGCTCTTGGTCAGCGGCGGGCTGGCCAGCGCCTGGGCCAGTGGCTGGCCCTCGGCGAGGCGCTGCTGCAGCGTGGTCGGGTGCAGGCCTGCACTCGATGCCCAGCCGGTCAGGGTCAGGCTGCGACCGTCGAGCGTGTAGCGGCGGTGTCGGGTCATGGTGTCGGCTCTCCGAGGCTCAGGGTTATCTGGTCGGCGGCGGTGCGCAGCGACTGGCGCACGCTGGCGATCGATGCGCGGCAGGCGCCGCAGGTGACGCGCTCGCCGCACTGCGGGCACGGCATGCAGTCGTCGCCGGGCGCCCACTCGGTGAGCTTGTAGCGGTCGATCCAGGCGGCGAGATCGGTGCTCATGGCTGACCGTTTGCTCTGCGCGCGGCGTCGAAGCCGTCGCACCACGCGGCACGCACCGCCGGCAGCGCATCGGCTGGCAGCGCCTGGCGGCTGGCCTGCTCGGCGTCGATGGTGATGCGCGCCAGGCGCCCGTAGCCGGTGCGCGCCAGCATGTCGAGGTAGGCGGCACGGCCCTGGCGGGTGGCGACCGTCACGCAGTCGCCGAGGCGCTGGCGGGTGGCGTCGGCTGGGTTGTGCATGTTCATCTCCTGTAGCCGCTCATCCAGCCAGCGCGGCGCGGTGCGCGGCGCGCGGTCGGTGGTGGTGGCGGGGCTGGTGGTGGTGGGGCCGGGTGGTCCTCGGCGCCGGCCTCGGTGTGGTCGTCGGCCTGCTGCACCAGGTCGCGCTCGAAGTGCTGCAGGCGCGTCTCCAGCACCCGCCACTGCTGCTCGGTCCACACGTGCGCGCGCAGCGCGTGCCAGGCGTGCATGGCGTAGACGGCACAGTCGGTGTCCTCGTTGGCCTGGCCGGACTTGACCACCCACTCCATGCGCCCGCGCGCGCCGGGGATCTTGATCTCGGCCGTGATGCCGGCGAAGAACTCAGGCTCGACGGTGGCGTACCAGTGCACCCGCCCGGGGCCGGTGCCGAGCAGCTTGAGCCGCGCGGCGAGCGAGTCCTTGGCGCGGTCGACGCCGACGATGTGCAGCTGCAGGCCGTAGCGGCTGGCCTTGTCCCGGCCGGTGCGGTCCAGCGGGCGCGGCGCGGTGTAGATTTCGCGCTCGGCGTTGGCGCGCCCGCCGCGTGTGCGCCGCCCGCCAGGCCCCCGCGCGCCGGCGCCCTTGAGCGCCATCGCCTTGACCTTGGAGCCGTCCGGCTGGCGGCGGTGACGCCACGCGCGGATGAAGCCATAGACGGCGTCCTGTGTGCCGCCGTCGCTCGAGTCGACGCCGAACGCGGCCACGTGCAGGGTCGCGCCGGTGGCGTGCTTGAGTGGCGCGGCGAGGCGCTCGGCCAGCGCATCCCACACCGGATCGGCCTTGTCGGTCGGATTGCCGGGGATGATGTGCCGCCCGACCAGCCAGGACTCCTCGCCGCGCCCGACCGCCCAAATGTGCAGGTGCAGGCGGTCGTGCTGCACGTCCACCCCGGCCACCACGCACGCGCCGCCGTGCGGCACGGTGCCGGGCGTGTAGGCCTCGCCGCGCTCGGCCAGCTTCTCGGCCGGCGGCGTGTCGCTCTTGTGTTCCCAGGCCTCGCCGAGGGTGTTGTTGGTGAAGCTGATCAGCTTCTCCGGCTTGCCCTGGTCATACTCGGCGCGCGCCTCGAGCCAGCGGCGCACCAGTTGCGGCAGTCGCGAGGCCTCGAAGGCGCTCAGCAGCTCGTTCAGCGCGAACCCGGCGCGCCCATCAAAGGCGCCGTGCGCCACCCAGCCGACGCCCGGCTCGCCGGCCTGCTGCAGCTCGTCGGCGCGGGCCACGTTGCGCACCCGCTGGTGATCGGTCCACAGCACACCGCAGCCCGGGCACGCATAGGCGGCGCTATCCGGCAGCGCGGTGCCGTAGACGGGGTGGCGCGCGCTCTCGTCGTGCTGCCAGGTGACCTGCTGCCAGCGCAGCGGCTCGGCGTGGCCGCACTCGTGGCAGGGCACGTGGTACTCGCGGCCGTCGGTGAGCGCCATGCGCGTGGCCACCACCGACACGCCCTTGACCGTCGGCGTGCCGCCGATCAGCAGCAGCGCGTCTGGCTGAAAGCTCTTCAGGCGCTGCTCGGCCAGCGTGATGGCGTCGCCCTGGCCGCGCACGTCGCGCTCGGTGTCGTCAGGTTCCTCGACCACCACCAGCGGCAGTGGGCTCGATTTGACGTTCGTCGGCGAGCGGCTGCCGACCAGCTTGAGGAAGCCGCCCGGATAGCTGCGGTGCAGCGTCGACTCGCCGCGTGCCCGGCTGGTGATGCTGACCACCTCGGCCAGGCACTCGGTGGCGGCAATCATCGGCTCCAGCTTCTCGCTGGCGAACTCGCGCGCCGCAGCTTCCTTGGCAAACAGGCCCATGGCCGGCACGCGCAAGGAATCGATCGCCCAGCCGAGCGTGTTGAGCACCACGCCCTCGGTGTAGCCGACCTGGGCGGACTTCTGCACGACGATCTCGCGCGGCCGGCCGGGCGGCGCATGCCGCGGCTCGATGCCGGTCAGCGCGTAGGTGACCGCCTCCTGGATGCCGCGCAGGTAGGGCGTAGCCGCCACCCGGTACGGCCCCGGCCGCTTGGTGCCCTGCGCCAGGTAGCGGTGCGTCTCGGCCCACTCGGTCAACGGCACCCGCGCCGGCGGCGCGAAGCGCGCCAGCAGACGGGCGATGAGCGCCTCGGTCTGCGGGGAGAGCTGGGCGGTCATGGCATCACCACATGGCGCAGGCGGCGCGCTATCCACAACCATGCGTAGTGCACCCGGCAGGCGATCAACGTGCGGTGAAGTGCGTGGCAGTCATTGCAGCAGGTCCAGCGCAGGCGTATACGGCGGCGATTCATGGTGCCGCCTCGTCGTTGTCGTCCTCATCGGTCCCGCCGCGCGCCAGCCGCTCGAGCACCGCCAGCACCTCGGCGTGCACCACGTCGCGCTGCTGGTCGGTCAGGCCGAGCCGGTCAGTCAGCACGTGCGGCAGCGCCAGCGCCGCGGTGCGCGTCGCGTCGATGACCCGCCCCATGGCCGCCTCGACCTGCTCGGCCGGCACCAGCAGGCCCTCGCGCTCGTCGGCCTGCAGGCGCAGCAGCCGGGCGCGCTGGCGGTCGGTCTCCATCTTCGGGTCGGCATGGATCTGCGCCTGCGCCTCGCGCGAGGACAGCCAGGCGACGACATCGAGCGGCCGGTACAGGTGCGCCCTGCCCGGCTTGCCGGGGCGCGCCACCGGGCACGGCGTGACCGGGTGGCGGATCCACTGGCGCAGCGTCTCGGCGTCCCACTCCCCGTGTCCGTGGCGCGCCAGCCACTCGACCAGCGCCGGCGCCTCGAGCAGCGTCTCGGTGGGGTGCTCTAGCACCGCTGCCGCCTCAGCCGCCACCGATCCGCCCCCCACCGTTGCACGTGAAACCACCCCACCCGCGCGCAACTACTCGAAAACCGCGCATGTTGGGGCGGATCGCCTGGTCCTCGTAGCCCGCCACGCGCGACCAGTGGGCGGGGAACTTGACCGCCACCGCGAAGT